AGGAGCAGCTAATTCTGGAGATGGTGGTTTATTAACTACTGAAGAAATGGATCAATTAATGGATGTAGCTGAGGAAATAGCTAAAACAGTTGAAAAACCTAAACAAATAGAAGCACCAGATGGCAATAGTAAATAGAGAGTCTTCTAGAAAAGATTTTAGAAGAAGAGAAGATATTATATATGGTAGAGTAATGGATATTATTCTAGATCGTAATCATCCTCAATTTCAAAGTTATGATGATGTAGGGTTAATTTTCTATCAAAAAAGTAATACTCAAATTCATAAAAGAAAAATGCCCACAAACAGTACAGGCATAGGTTCTTTACCTGTAGCTAAACCTCTTTATCCTAATTCAAGATATATCCCTCTAAAAAATGAAATAGTAGCACTATA